AATAATCTTCTGCACCTCGTAAATAAATATATGGACTTATACAAAGCAAATACCAAACAGCTTGTTTACAAGGCAAGAGCAGAAAAATATGCAAAAATCATTTCAAAAACGATTATTATTTCAGGAATGGACTCAGCTTCATTCGGACAGAACGCTTACTTTTATGATGCGGCAGAGGGACTTTTAACAGCAACTATTCTGCTTGTTTCGGAATTCTGCGAACACGAAGAACGACACATAGTTTCGGTATTCAAAATCATTCAGGAGTTGCTTGCTCCGACCAACAAGAAAGGTAAAAATCAGTTTCAGCTATTAATGGACTATCTTCCCGACGATCACAAGGCGAAATGGTTTGCAGGGGCGGCGCTGAACACAGCCGAGCAGAGTATGTCAAGCGTTATGAGTACGGCACTTTCAAGGCTGAATGCTTTTCTCGACTCCGAGCTTGAACAGCTTTTGTGTTTTGATACAGAGATTGACGCTGAAAAATTCTGCAATGAAAAGTGTGCGATATTCATTGTAATGCCCGAGGAAAACCCAACCACATTCTTTATGGTTTCGCTTATTATCCAACAGCTTTACCGTGAAATACTGTCAGTCGCAGATGAAAACGGCGGTGTACTGAAAAACCGCTGTGTGTTCTTCTGCGATGAATTTGGAACCTTGCCAAAGATTGATTCAGCCGAGATGATGTTCTCTGCCTCCCGTTCAAGGCGTTTGCAGATAGTACCGATAATTCAATCCTTTGCGCAGTTGGAGAAGAATTACGGCAAAGAGGGTGCTGATGTTATCATAGATAACACACAGCTGACCATCTTCGGAGGCTTTGCTCCAAACAGCACAAGTGCGGAAGTCCTATCAAAAGCACTCGGTTCAAGAACTGTTATGTCAGGCTCCGTCAGCAGGAGCAAAAATGATCCGTCCCAATCTTTGCAGATGATTGAACGACCTTTGATGACTCCCGATGAATTGAAGTCACTTCCAAAAGGCACATTTGTTGTTATGAAAACAGGCTTTTATCCTATGAAAGTCAAGCTGAAATTGTTTTTCAAATGGGGTATTAAATTTGAGGAAAAGTATGAGGTAATGGAAAACGGCAACCGTGAGGTTCACTATGCCAACCGTTCGGAGTTGTTCAACAACATAATTCAAGCATACAGTCCTCACTATCCTGAACCGTCAGTAACTGATTTGGATTTTGATGAGGCAAGCAGTGAGAAAAAGAAGAAAAATGAAAATCTTAAAACCTCGCCAAATGCAGAACAGACTGAGTGTGAAGATATTGTTGATGCGGATGAACCAACATCAGCACAGCAAGATGATCCAACAGAAGAACCTGAAAATTCAAGCGTTGAACAGAGCGCAGACAAGCAAAGAAAAGTAGTCATAAGAACCGAAAGACCACCTCAGGAGGTGCTGGACAATGAGTAGATTAACTTTTCTGTATCAAATGGACTTGCCTCATCGAGCCGTTGCCGTATATACCTACCTCCACGACCGAGCCAACAAAAACGGCGAGTGCTTCCCTTCCGTAAATACAATAGCAGGCGACATTAAACTGTCGCCTGCCACAGTGCGTAGGGCTATTAAAGACCTAAAGAAAACAGGACTGCTAACAACCACCCAACGCTACCGTGAAAAAGGTGGTAAGAGCAGTTTGTTGTTTAAAATAAAAATGCTATGACTGGTTGTTAGAGGGTAAATTAGAATTTATTCCGATTACGGAGGTAAAGGTTTTTGTATTATTATCATATTTCATTTCTAAATTCCCATTATACTTTGCAACCACCTTTTTAGTGCTCCTCGTACCGACCCCGTGTATACCGGGAGTGTTTTTAGATGACACGAGAATATCATTTATATATTTAGGCTTTCTACCGCAAGAATTTGAAATTTTAATAATTACAAAATTTGAATTTCTTGTGCAAATAGAAAAATCAATAAATTTATCGTCAGTCAACAATGCAGATTCAACTGCATTCTCTAATAAATTATCTAACAAAGCTGTTATATCATGTTCTTTCATAAAATCAAGATTTGCGTTTTTGATGCTTATTGTAAAATTAATTTTATTTTTTTTGCATATTTCATAATATCTATGGGTTACTAAATTAACAACTGAGTTTTTGCAATAATCTACAGGATTCATAACACTAAAATCTTCAACAATTTCGGATATATATTGTGATATATTTGAATCTTCTTTTTTCGATAATTGCTGAATGGTTTTTAAGTGTTTCGTTATGTCATGAATTAATATTTTTGAATTTTCATTTTGTTCTCGCAACAATTCATAGTAGTTTATTGTATCTTTTTCTTGCTGATAATCTAACAGTATTTGGGTGTATTTCCGGTTTATTCTTATGGTTGCTTCATGGAGATAAAATACGATTATGTTTGACAGTAATATGAGAATGTTACCTATAATGATAGCAATTTTATAATTGTCATTTACAGAGTAGAATGTACAAAGATATACATTTGTATGCATTAATATTATTGAAGCCATGGGTAAAACGCAAAGCAATAATGAAAATTTAGAACCTGTACTTTTAGATTCTTTTTCAGAAAATTTTAGAATACACCATATAAAAATAAAATAAAGCAATTTACTTATAATTGCCTGAATTATGAGAATAAATGCATCAGACTGGCTCTCAAAAAGACTAAAATGAAACACAACAGAAAACGAGAAAACAACAATTAATTCTGAGATAATCATTAAAAATAACAAGATGAAATTTGCAAATATAGCAGATTTTATGTTTGTGTTATAGCAAATTTTCAGGACAATAAAGTTGCAAGCATAAAAACAAACAGCATTTATTGGTGGGGCTTCGATAAAGTTTATCGCATAAAGAATCAAACCTGATAAAAGTATAAATATTGGAATAATGTAAGTTTTCGGAGAGAATAGGAAAAACCGTAAAAAGCCGTTAAAAAAAGTTAAAAATATGAAAATGTAGAAAACAAGCCGTTTTTTAGGTGTAAAAAGAAATTACACTTTGAAAAAACAGCTTGTTTTTTTATTTAGTGCGAAAACGAAAAAGCCGAGCAAATCACGAAAAATTTGTGAACCTGCTCGGCTTTAATTTTTTAAAAATAACCTTTTAAAAGCGTTTAAAAGGGCTTTAAATCGGCTTTTTATTCAATTTTTAGGGTACATCACAGACTTTCAAGGAAACAAATCAAAGGCAACAAATCAAGTGTTCAAAGGCAACCTTGTTGCTATTCCGATAAAATCTATATTTTTTAACATTTCGGGTTTTCTAATGTGGAAAACTATTTTTAATCTGAATTTGAATTATTATGCACGATAATGAAAATTATTACAAATCCACCTTACCCAGCACCTTACCTACGCACCGAATCTCATCAAATTCGTGTAATTGTATAGGTTTATATGCAGAATTAAGCGAAATAAGTTCATTTCTGCCCATCTTTTTTATGTAAGATTCGCCATTAAGAACGAAAACTCCTATTTCCTCTTCATATATGCTTTCAGAATTTTGAACAAGAACACGGTCGCCATCTAAGAATTTTGGTTGCATACTGTCCCCTCGTACTTCGAGCAAAAAATCGGCAGAAAGTGTTTCCTCAGTCTTTGGAACATTGGTATATTCAATAGGCATATCATCTGAAAGCCAAGAGCCTGAGCCAGCTGATGCAGGTGTCCTGTAAAACGGCAAAATTATTGTCTTATGTGATTGAGAATTTGAATCATGGTGCTTGTCATTTTTTAAATTTGTGTTTTTATTACCCGTGCGTCCTAATAAAAAGTCACCGGAAACATTAAAATAATCCGCAAGTGTATTTAAACTATCATACTTGGGTAATTGTCTACCACTCTTCCAATGACTCATAAGAGATTCGCTAATCCCAGTATCTTTAGAAATTTGGTAAACTGTCAAACCGCTATCTTGTATAAGTTGCTTAAAAATATCACTAAACATTTGTACACCTCTCCAAACTTTACATTTGTAAAGTAATTTTTCTTGACTACATTACAAATGTAAAGTACAATATAACTGTGTTAATTAAGCAAGTTAATTTTAACACAGTTAATTTTATAAAACAAGGAGGTACACCATGAATTTTGGAGCAAATGTAAAAAAAGTCAGAGAAAAAGTAAACCTGACACAGGTAGAGCTTGCTCATGCGGCGAGCGTAACTCCTGCAATGATAAATCAAATTGAAAAAGGCATAAGAAACCCATCTGTATTAGTCGGTTTTGAAATTGCAAAGGCACTTGAAGTATCACTTGATGAACTTTGTAAGGGGGCTTAATTTAATAATGATAGGCAAAACAATTAACCGATACAAAATAATCGGAAACATAAACAACCGAGTTGTCATAGCACATAACCCTAATGCTATTGAGCCTTGGGTTGTATGGTGGCTTGACAAAGACGGAGATCCGTACAGTGGCAGTTATTTTGCAAGCAGAAATTCCGCTGCAAAAGAGTTTATGGAGAGAGCATTCAATGTGTAATAAAGTGAATCCTCGATGCAAAGGTTGTGGACACCGCCGACCATTAAATCATAGTAACAACAAAGGCTATTCGATTTGTTATTACATTCTTGACACGGGCGAACCACGAAAATGCACCATTGAAGACTGTATCCACTATACCACTAAAGAATGTCATATAAAAGATGACTTATGGAAAGATTAGATTTATTTGAAAGGAAAAATTTTATGAAAAATTTAACTAAAACCGAAAAACTTGAAAAAATACTCAGAAAATACGGAATGAATTTTGACGATTTAAGACAGCTTAATGAATCTCAGATTAAAGCAGTAGAAACAGACTATCATTCAACTTATGGTAAATCAATATCAATAATGTTTGATTTTTAAGCCGAAACCGCCGCAAGGCGGTCAGCAGGAAATGACCTCCCTGCTCTGATGATGGCAGGTCAAAAGGATGTGATTTTTTGATTTATCTTAATGTTAAGGAAGTTGCAGAGTTAAAAGGATGTTCTGCTCAATATATTAAAAGGATTGTTTTGGATGGTTCGCTTAAAAGTGAAGTATCTTTTAATCAAAACAACCGCAAAAAGTATTTAATACCGTTAAACGAACTATCCCACTCCGAACAACTCAAATACTACAAATCGCACGCAATAGCAATTCCTGAGGATTTGCTCCCTGAACGCAAGACGGAGCGACCTCACAAGGAATTTGATGAATTTTCGGCGGTACAGCGTGAAGAGATTGCCGAATGGATAAGGATACTTAATGCTTGGGATGAGTATTGTGCAACATCAAAGTTACAGAAAGTACCTGCAACCGAAAAATTTGTACAACTGCAAAAGGTCGCTAATCCCGACCTTAACATATCGAAGGGAATTTTGTACCGGAAAAAAAAGGCTTTAAAAGCTGATGACCTTGCAGGATTGCTCGACAATCGTGGAAGTTGGAAAAAAGGTACATCGTCAATCCCTGAAGAAGTGTGGCAATGCTTTTTAAGTTTTTATCTTGATGAGGCACAGCACCCTATACAGGCGTGCTATGAATACACCGAAATGTGGATTAAGCGAGAAGCTCCACAGCTGTTGCCTCTCCCTGCTTATGCATCGTTTTACAGGAAAGTACAAACGGCAATACCTAAGCCTGTTGAAATTATGGGACGGCAAGGTATGAAAGCATTTAGAGACAGATGTGCTCCATACATACGCAGAACTTATGAAGGTATGGCATCAAACGAATGGTGGATCGCAGATAACCACACATTTGATGTGCAGACAAAGGGCGAAAACGGCAGTATCCACAGGCTTTATCTTACAGCATTTTTTGATGCTCGTTCGGGTATTTTTACAGGCTGTTATGTGACCGATGCACCGTCATCGCAGGCTACATTGATAGCTCTACGAAAGGGCATAGTTAAGTACGGCATACCCGAAAACATATATGTCGATAACGGTCGAGAGTTTCTGACTTTTGATGTCGGCGGACTTGGTCACAGATTAAAAAAGAGTCAAAAGGACAAGTTTGCTCCGCCGCCTGTTTTTGAACGGCTGGGCATTAAAATGACAAATGCTATCGTACGAAATGCGAAGGCAAAGATCATTGAAAGACGATTTCGAGATGTTAAAGACCGACTTTCAAGACTGTTTCCGACTTATACAGGCGGTAATGTAGTCGAACGACCGGAAAGACTTAAAAAGGTAATCAAGGACACCGACAACATACCCACGGATTATGAATTCACTCAGGCAGTTGAGGACATTTTAACCTACTATATGAATGAAAAACCATATAGCGGAGCGGTAAGCTCAGACAGCGGTAAAAGCCGAATGCAGGTTTACAGAGAACAACTTAAAGAAAAACGAGTCGCCGCAGAACTTGACCTTAACTTAATGTTAATGAGAAGCACAAGAAGTCAGAAAGTCGGCAGGCGTGGAGTACATCTTACTGTTGCAGGCGAGAAAATTGATTACTACAATGATGACCTTATTTTAAATCATTTTGGAGAATCGGTTTACTGTCGATATGATCCTGAGGATATATCCAAAGTCAGAATATATGACCTTGATGATAACTATATAATGACCGCTCCAACGGACAATGAAGCAGTCCTTGCATATGGAGCATCTAAAGATGCGGTTGCGCAGGCATTGCGTAAAGTTAAGAGCCTTGAAAAACTCACCAAACAGGAACTCAAGGCAAGTCAGATTACCGCATTTGGCAAAGAAACAGCACTTAACCTTGTGCTTGCAACCGCTGAGGAAAACAAAGCAAATGCCGAAGAAATCAATCCGAAGGTTATATCAGTACACCGTGCCGATGAAACGGCAGAGCAGTTGCCCATGGCAGTTGGTCAGTCAAACATCGTAACGATAGATAAAGCAAAAATGATACGCAATCTTGAACAGCGACAAAAGGAGGAATAATAAATGTCGGTAATGTCAGCCAATCCTGAATTACAGAAAAAATTAAGGAACTTTATCGAAGAGTGCGGCTCACAAACCAAAGCCGCAAGGGCTCTCGGTAAATCAGCGGCAACCTTGTCAACCTATCTTAATGACCGCTATAACGGTAATTTAAGTGATTTTGAAAAGTTTTTAACTGAAACATTTGAAACCAAAGCCGCTGCAGAAAATCTGAAATCAGCTCAAGTGCTTAACAGCTACAAGCCTACAAGCATAAGCTCAGAAGTTTATGAAACAATCCGCTTGTGTCACCTTAAGGGCGGTCTTGCAATTGAGTGTGGCGATGCAGGCATCGGTAAAACAATGGCGTGCAAAAAGTATGCTGAAGATTATCCTGCAACAGCAATTTATGTGTCCGTAAACCCCTGTTTAGTAACTTTAAGTGCATTTTTAAAACTGCTTTGCAGAACGCAAAAAATCACCGCAACAGGTCGCAAAGACGAAATGTGGTTAAGACTTGCAGATAGCTTTGAAGGCGAACGCAAGGTACTCATCATTGATGAGGCACAGCACCTGCCGATTAAGACCATTGAGGCTATCAGAGCATTTTTTGACAGCAACCCGTTACTCGGCATCTGCCTTGTAGGCAACATCGAAACTGTCACAAACACGGGTAAAAGCAAAGAAGCCTTTGCTCAGATTCGCAATCGCACAAAACTTACCGAGGTAAGACACACATCAGCTATCAAAAACAGCGATATTGAGTTATTGTTTCCAGCTATAAAAGATGATGAAAGGGCGGTTAAACTATTACTTGGTGTCGCAAGGACGGAACAGGGTATCAGAGGAGCAAGCAATGTATTTGGTAACGCTGTGGATAACGGAAATATCACCTATGAGGGCTTAATAGCAATGGCAAAAGCTATGCGTATCAAGGTGTTTTAAACTATATTTGGAGGGATTTAAAATGTCGTTAAGAAAAATTGTGTTACTGCTCACCGCAGGGTTCAGCACGGGAGTAGTAATGACTGCCGCATTCGGTCAAGTGGGTGCAAGGAGCTTTACAGCAGGCGGAGAAATTTGCTTTGTGCCTATGGTGCTCCTGCTTGTATGGGTTGGTTGGATGCTCCGTGGCGAAAGCCGAAAGGTAAAAAAGAGTAAAAGGAGGGGTAACAATGACCGCAGAAGAGTGGAAAAAAGTTGATAAATCTTTGAAATTTGTTACATCACAGGGAATAACACTTAAAATTGACGGGTATAAAGTGTATTTGTTTCTTACGCAAAAGTCACAGTTTCAGAACGCTATTGCCTTTTATGTCAATGATGAATTTAGAAGCAAGTGGCTTACGGAAGACTGCGAAGAACGCAGGAGATTTTGTTGCTGTAAAAAACGGTCAATAATTACCAAAAATGATTACAAACTTTACGGAGCTCGTAGCAAGAAAGCTAAGCGGGAACTTAAAGACAGGTTTAGCTACAATGAGTATTTTTCATACTGGACAAACTTTGAGAAAATGAAAAAACACTTTATTGATAACAATGAAAGCATTGAACTTTATTAAATTTTGGAGGGATAACAATGGATAACTACAATATTCGTTTTGGAGAGGAAATCGGTGAGCAGGCAGGCTTAACGATGGTTGATTTGTTAGCGAAAAAAGCTAAAGCAGCTATTAAGCAAAAAAATGTTGTGATAATGTCAGTAGAATCTTCAGACGAGACGATTGAAACCATTATAACAGGCAGTGCGATTGACAGACTTGGAAGGTTAGGTACATTAACGATTGAAACTATACAAAATATAGAGAAAGATACTGACAAACAATATGCTAAGGCAATGTTATACGGCTTTGTCAGAGCAATACAAGCTGCTTTTGAGCGGATATAATCCGCTCGCCTTAATGCAACTCCCTGTTGGGAACGGTCACAAGTCCGTGTAAATGCAGAGTGAGGATAGGCAATATTAAGCAATATATATTGAACAGGAGGTCAATTATGAAAACATCAAAGAGAATTTGTAAAAACGGCTCTATTACTCTGCCAAAGCAGATAAGAGGCGAAGCAGGATTGTTTCCGGGCAATGCTGTTGACATTGAGACAAGTACAGACGGCACTGTTACAATTAAACCGTCTGCTCCCTGTTGTCGCTTTTGCGGTACAGTTGAAAATGTAATCATTGCAGATAATGTTATCATCTGCCGCAAATGTGCCGAAAAATTACTTGCAAAGGTGGATAAAACAAATGACTGATTTAAAAAAGCAGATTGATGAGCTTGCAGGCATTAAAGCAGATATGAGCAAACTCAAAGCACGCAAGGACAAGCTCGAAGCAGAGATTATTATGCAGTGCTCGGAAGACCTTGAAAACACCAAATATAAAAGTGTCCATTACGCAGGCACAGAATCCGAACTTACGGCGGTAACTTCGGAATCTCTGAAAATTACATACAACTCATTTTTGCTCTCAATTTTTGGCAAAGCGTACAAAGATGCAGTCACGGAAAAGACAGAATATTCCCTCTCTGCTCCGGCAAAAAGAATGCTCATCGGTTTGTGGAAAGGCAATTTTGTAAGATGCACCGTCAAAGAGGTTATTGAACAGATGAACGGCGTGTCTGATGACGAACGCAAACAGCTTGTTAAGAAATGCAAAGGTATCAATTATGATAAAGATGTAAACAACATTTTGAAGTTTACAAACATCTCGGAAGATGATGCCAGAGAGTATGCTTACCTTATTTCGGAGGCGGCAGTATGGCAGGATTTCAAAAATCTGCTCACCGTTAACGGAATGGATGAAAGCCATATTGACGAAATCCTAATGAAGATACAGAGCAGTTTTGTGGTTGAGGACAGCACAAAGATATCTTTAAGCTGAGGTGATTGATTTGTTAAAGCCACAGCAGACACAAAGAATATACGCAATGGCTGCACGGCTCGGTGTTTTGGAATCGGGCAACAAAAACGATATGCTGCACACGATTGTTTATCGTCTTACTCAAAAGGAAAGCATACGCAGTCTTGATGAGAATGAGTATAAAACGGTTGTATCTGAGCTTGCCGAGAGGCTTAAATTGCAGAATCTTACAGAGCCGCCGAAACCGTACAAAAAGAAAAAGTACGAGGACAGCGGCAGAGGCAAAATGTCAGACGGTCAACGCAGAAAGGTTTGGCAGTTGATGTATCAGCTCGAAAAATATGACACAGAGCCTACCACAGCAAAGCTCGGTGACAGGCTCTGTGGCATCATCAAAAAAGAGCTGAAAATTGACTGTACATCAAAGCAGCCTTTTAGGTGGCTGACATATAATCAGGGCATAACCTTGATTGAAAAACTTAAAAAGTACATTGACAGTGCTGCTCAAAGGAGGAAGACTGGTGAAAATAAATCTTGATGATTTGGTAGGCACTCAAAGGGATATAGCGGAGATAATAGGAATTGAAAGCTATATTAAACTCTGTCAAACATTTGGCGGAGATACAATATATATCCAAAAATACAGCGAGTTACAAAAACTTGAACGCAACGCTGAAATCAAGGCAAAGTACAATGGATACAACAGCAGTCAGCTTGCAAGAGAGTATGATTTATCAGAAAGATATGTGAGAATCATATGCTCAAACGGTAACATTGATGGTCAGTTAAGTATTTTTGATGATATATAACAATGAAGAAAAAATAGGATATTCTTCCTCTACGGGAGTACGGATTTATAAGGTATTATTAAGTTACAGACTTAATGATACCTTATTTTTTTTGGAGTAATTTATTATGAACTTTGCGGCAGACACTTGGTGGCTCTTTGGACTTATAATTTCGGGAGCTATAGCTATTATCAGCTTTTTTCTCAAAAGGACAATTAACGAAGCGGATAGACACGACAAGGAAATCAAAGAAATTCAGCTGTCCTATGTAACAAAAGGCGAACTGAAAGATATTAAAACCGATGTCAACAAATCTATCAGCAAATTGCAAACTGACGTTGAGAAAATCAAGGAAACCTGTCTTACCAAAAAAGATTATTACAACTCTATAAACGAGGTTAAGGACGAAATAAAGACACAAAACAAGCTCATTTTGGAGCTTTTAAGAGGAGGTAAAAACAATGACTAATGATGCAGAGGTATATATGCAAAAAATCAAAGCAAGAAACTTCGTGCAGAACAACGGACAGATTTTGAGAACTATTAACATACTTCATGTGAATTATGAAAAACTGTCTGATGTCAAATTTGCAATCAGCAATGTATCAGAACATGACTTCCTGTCATCTGTTAATTACCTCTTTCTGTCGGAATACATCTTGCTCCGTCATATCAAAACAAAAGAGCCTGCCGACATCGCAGATGTGCCGTATGAAGAACTTGAGGCAAAACTCTCATCAAAGGGCATTAAGCTCCTCGAAGGTTCGGTTACTGATAACTCGGTTGAGGTGTGATTGTGAGCAGAAACAACCGCAGAGCTTGCGGAAAAATCGACAAACTGCCCTCTGACCTCAAAGACACCGTAGATCAGATGCTTGTAAGCGGACAGACATATCGTGAGATTGTATCCTATCTTGCAGAAAACGGCGAACAGCTGTCACAGGCGGCAGTCAGCCGTTACGCATCAAGGTTTTTGGCGAACGCTCAGCAGTTACGAATCGCACAGGAAAATTTCAGAATGATACTCACCGAAACCGAGCGTTATCCTGAAATTGACCCTGCAGAGGCTATTTTGAGAATGGCATCACAAAAGGTTTTTGATGCCATTTCAAAACTTGACGAAGGACAATTCGATGAAGTGTCTGCCGAAGACCTTTTAAGACAGGCTACTGCCCTCGCAAGAGCAGTAACATACAAGCGTAAGACCGACACGGACGTTAAGTCAGACAAGATGCTTGCCCTCGAAGAAAATCAGAGCCTGCTTTATGACACTATCAAGAAAAGTAATCCACGGCTCTACAACGAGCTTATGGACGAAATCAACAAGCTCAAAGCAAAGGAGCAAAGATGATGAACATCAAGTGGTATGTGCTTTATGTAAACACAGGACAAGAACACGCTGTTGCCGAACAGCTCCGCCACCGTGGCTTTGACGCCGTTGTGCCGATTGAAAACAAACTGATACGCTCAAAAGGCAAGTGGATAACCCAACCGCATATACTTTTTGACGGCTATGTATTTGTCCGTATGGACTATGAGTGGTCAAAGTATTATGTATTCAAAGGTATTCCACACATTATCAGATTACTCGGCGGCGGTACAAGTCCTATTCCTCTAACTGACAAAGAGTCTGAATTTATTCTAACTTTAAGCGAACTTTTGAAAACTCCCTCGGTGCTTAAATTCACTGATGACGGTTACGAAACAGTCAGTGGATTTTTGGCTGAGAATAAAGATAAAATTGTGAAAGTACAGAAACGATACAAGAAAGCAACGGTCAAAATTACCCTTGCAAGTGAGCCGACTGAGCTTACAGTATCGTTTACCGAACAAATGCCCGAACAGACGGCGGATTGATTCGTCTCCACCCGATGCAACGGCTGACATACGGCGAAGTCACCGATAACCTCAGGTTAGCGGATGGCGAAGCTATACCCAAGTTAAAAACAGCGGTTTGTTCGTTCATGGATAATTCCTCCGGTAATTAGTTCATATGGCTGACATTAAAATTAACACCACAAACCGCTGTTTTTTATATACATTAAAATGCTTTTAAACACCTTTTAACGGGTGTTTATTTTTATGCAAAAAAGAAAGAAGGTGCAAAATGAATAAGCTGTCAAAACTTGAACAATTGCTCAAGGATACAAACACAAAGCAGGAATTTAACATTGTTGAAGATTTAAAATCACTTGCTCTGTCCTATGGAGTTGTAAAATCAAGGGAATTTCGCAAAAAGTTAAATGCTTTAATTGCAAAATATGAAAATGATGAACTGACGGCAATTCGGCAGGCACTGATTAAAAAATGTCAGAACGGCGACACACAGGCTATTAAGCTGTATGCAGATTACTTTAAGCCTGAAACAGTAACAACCGTTGATGACGGATTGATTGAGGCACTTGAAGGTGCGGGCAAGGAGGCTTTTAAGGATGAAGTTTAAGCCTTTTTCAAGGAAACAGTTAAAAGTACTGAGCTGGTGGAAGGTTGACGGCATTAAAGATAAATACGATGCAGTTATTGCAGATGGTTCTGTCCGTTCGGGAAAAACTGTAAGCATGAGTATATCTTTTATCTTTTGGGCAATGGCGATGTTCTCGGACTGTAACTTTGCTATATGCGGCAAAACCGTAGGCTCTTGCAGGCGAAATGTTATTAAGCCTCTTATCAATATGCTTAAACATCGCTATGACATCAAGGATAAACGGTCGGAAAACTTGCTGATAATCAGCAAAGACGGCAGATCTAATACATTTTACATTTTTGGCGGTAAAGATGAAAGCTCACAGGACTTGATTCAGGGCGTTACGCTTGCCGGAGTACTTTTTGATGAGGTTGCGTTGATGCCGAGGTCATTTGTCGAACAGGCTCTTGCCCGTTGCTCTATCGAGGGTGCAAGGTTTTGGTTCAATTGCAACCCCGACAACCCTAACCATTGGTTTTATCGTGAGTGGGTTTTAAAGGCTCCTGAAAAGCACGCTTTGCGACTTAAATTTTTAATGGACGATAACCTATCATTATCCGACAAGGTAAAACAGCGGTATTACAGCCTTTATCAAGGCACATTTTACCGCCGCTTTATCCTTGGTGAGTGGGTTATTGCCGAGGGTCTTGTTTACCAAGATTACAACGACCATATCAAGGAAAAATTGTGGAACGGCAATCCCGATGAGCTTGTAGGCACATGGTACATATCAATGGACTATGGAACTATTAACCCTTGTTCAATGGGACTTTGGTGTGTGACCGACAACGAAGCTATTAGAGTTGACGAATATTACTACAACAGTCGCAAGGAAGGCTATCAACGCACCGATGAAGAGCATTACGCAGAGCTTGATAAGCTCGCAGGTGACCGCTATATAGAGCGTGTGATAATTGACCCGTCCGCCGCCAGCTTTAAAGCTACGATCAAAAGACACGGCAAGTTTTTTGTTAAGTCGGCGAAAAATGATGTTATAAACGGTATCCGAACTACAAGTCAAATGCTCTCAAACGGCAGAATAAAAATCGGTGTGAAGTGCAAGGCATCTCAGGAAGAGTTTGGTATGTACCGCTGGGACGAAAAAGCCGAAGTTGATAAGGTTGTTAAAGAAAATGACCACGCAATGGACGATATAAGATATTTTGCGTACACAATTTTACGCAGAATTTTTAAATATAACGATTAGGAGGTGAGCAATTGAAAAGGCGTGCTAAATATGTGTTTTTAAGTTGGTTAAGGAGTATCGTAAACAAACTTGACCCCGAAAACGCTACAAACAATTATCAATTTGATAATATGGAAGAGGCTATGGAAGTATGGCTTGAAATATATGCCGATGAGTCGTCTTGGAGCAAAGATTGCCACAACAAGACACTTAACCTCGGTGCAACGATAGCGTCCGAATTTGCACGGTTAATTATGATAGAGTTTGAGAGCGAAATAACAGGCTCAGAGCGAGCAGATTATTTACAAGAACAGTACGAAAGATTGCTTGAACAGCTCAGAGTAAGGCTTGAGGCAGGTTGTGCGGTCGGCGGCATAATGTTTAAACCGTATGTCCGTAACGGTGTAATTCTTCCCGATTGCATCACGCAGGACAAGTTTATCCCTCTTAATTACAGCAACGGCATAATTACCGCTGCCGTGTTTTTTAATCAAGAGGTCAAAGGCAAGAACTATTACACAAGAGTTGAAAAGCAGACTTACAGCTACGAAAACAAATCACACACAATCGAAAGTCACTTTTTTGTTTCATCCAGTCCCGACAACATCGGGGCGGAAATAAATCCTGAAAATCTTGACAGCGATATGTGGTCGAGAATTGACCCATACATAGTTATCAATGATGTTGACCGTCCTTTATTTGCTTTTTGGTCTGTACCTTTTGCTAATAACATCGAAAGTGGCAGTCCCTTAGGTGTGTCTGTTTACAGCCGAGCAATTAAGCTGCTTAATGAGGCTGACTTGCAGTGGGACAGATATTTGTGGGAATTTGAAGGCGGCGAGCTTGCAGTTGATGCAGGCGAAGAAGTCCTTCGACAGCGACCGGGCGAAGATACGCTCGGAACACCGTCAACCCGTGATAGATTGTTTCGCAAATTTAACATTGATGCAGACGATAACAAAGATAAGTCTTTTTATGAAGTTTTTAACCCGACTTTGCGTGATGATAACTACTCAAATGGACTAAACGAAATAAAAAGACAGATTGAGTTTAACTGCTCCCTTGCTTACGGCACATTGTCAAACCCACAAAATGTAGATAAGACAGCGGAAGAAATCAAAGCATCAAAACAGCGTAGCTATACAGCTGTGTCTGATATGCAGCACTCGCTTGAGGCTGTACTTGAGGACTACATATATGCGTGCAATGCTATGGCTGATGCCTGTAATCTTGCTCCAAGCGGAGAGTACGAAGTTAGCTTTAATTGGGGCGACGGCGTGCTTGAAGATAAGGACAAGGAGCAGGCAATACAGCTCAATGAGGTCAACAGCGGAATCCGCAAAAAGACCGATTATCTCAAGTGGCGTTACGGTGTTGATGATAAACAGGCGGCAGAAATGTTACCCGAAAGCGGTGTACAAAGTTTTTTTGATGAAGGCGGTGGCTCTTAATGCTCACCCCTGAACAGCTTGCTCATTGTGCCGATGATATCATCAACCTATATTCACAGCTTGAAGAGGAGATTGTCCGTGACATTGCTCGCAGAATTGCAAAAACAGGAACAATGACTGACACGGGCATATGGCAGGCACAGCATATGCAGGAGCTTGGCACTCTGCACTCTGAAGTGCTGTCAAGTGTCGCTAAGTATAGTGACAAAACAGAATCAGAACTAAAAAAACTTTTTGAAGATGCAGGTGTGACCGCTACGGAGTATGACAACGAGATTTACCGACAAAACGGCTTAAATCCAAAGTCACTCAAGGTGTCTGATGTGCAAATGCAATTACTTGAGGCAGGCTACAAAAAGACACAGGGCAATCTTAGCAATCTTACTCTGACCACAGCTGTGTCATCGCAAACGAGCTTTATCAACGCTTGCAGTCTTGCTGAGTTAAAAGCATCAAGCGGTGCGTTTACTCCGCAACAGGCAATTGCCGATGCAATTAAACAGGTAGCTCAAGACGGAGCGTATGTAATCTATCCCTCCGGTCATCGTGACCGACTTGATGTTGCTGTACGGCGTAATGTTATGACAGGCATAGGTCAGACCACAGGTCAGATATGCCTATCAAATGCCCAAGAGCTTGGCTGTGACCTTATGGAAATTACCGCTCACGCAGGAGCAAGACCGAGCCACGCCGCTTGGCAGGGACAGATTGTAAGCCTGAGTGGTCAAAGAGGTTACTTGTCCTTGTCCGATATTGGTTACGACACAGGTGACGGATTTAAAGGTTGGAACTGCCGACACGATTGGTATCCGTACTTTGAGGGTAGTAGTCGAATGTACTCAGTCAAAGACATCAAAGAACTTAATGCTAAAAACATTGAATATCCCGATGGCTCAATGCACACGCTATACGAGGCAGAACAACAGCAAAGAGCTTTTGAACGCAAAATCAGGGCAACCAAAAGAACACTTGCCGCTTGTGATGAGGCTTTGAATAACCTCTCTGATGAAGAGCTGTTACAAAAGTTAGAAAAAAATTTCAGCCATTATTCCGTTAAGCTGAAACGGCAGGAATCAGAACTGAATAGCTTTTGTAAAAGAACAGGATTACTCAAAGATAATTCACGCTCACAGGCTTACGGTTTTGGCAGAAGTACGGCTCAAAAAGCGGTGTGGAGAAATAAAAAGCAAAAGATTAGTGCGGCGGCAAATAGTGCTATTAGAAACACAGGCAGAGTTTTGGAATTTAATGGTAAAGCAAGTTTTTGTATTGATATTGAGGGATATAACAAAAATGTAACTAATGGATTATCATCTGCAAGTAAAAATGTCGCTAAATTAGGGTCAAAAGACGGTTTAGAACATTTAATATTAGTTGATTTATCAACTGGGGCATATGCTTATTCGGAGAAAGGAAACGATGTATCGGTTGGATTTGACGAATTTAGAAATTTTATCAAGGAACATCCAAATCAGAAATTTGCTTTTGTACATAATCATAATACTGATGGGTATTTTTCTGAAACCGACATGAGAACACTTTTGACAACAGATAATATAGAAATGTTTGTTGCGGTTCGTATTGACGGTATCATATATGTTGCTGAAAAAACACAAGCTGCTCCCAATTACGCTCTATTTGACAGACTATTTCCTGATGAAATTTCGGAGTTGAATTTGCAATATAAGAATGGTATAATAACGGCAGGTGAACGAACAAGAAAACGAGAAGAAATTATTGTTGATGGATTGCTTAAAAAGTTTACGAAGGGATTGATTGAAATTGAGTAATAATTGGGCTACAGGTACATTGAAAGAAGCTCCATATTGGAGAGAGAATATGTCACCAGAAGAGTATGAAATTGAAAGAGATTATTTTAATGATCATCTTGAAGATTTTTATAAAGGTACTTATGTACCGCTTTGGAAACAAAAGTTAGCTTAAATTTGACTATATTGGTTTTTACTGCCAAAAGGTAAAGTTATATAGTCGATTTGAATAAAACAGAATTAAACGAATTTAAACGGGTATTAAAGGGGTGTTTAGAACATCCCTTTTACTTTTACCCTTATTTTTATGATTAGAAGGTGTTTTAATGGCTAAATACAGAAAAAAGCCCATTGTGGTAGAAGCAGAACGCACGGATAAAACAGTTGTAATACACACACTTGAAGGTGATATGACAGCAAGTCCGGGTGACTATATTATCACCGGTGTTAATGGTGAAAAATATCCTTGCAAACCCGACATATTTGCAAAAACATATGAGCCGGTAGAATAAAACAGGTTATAAGCTCCCGATTTTCGGGG